TACTCTAGCATAAAATTAATTAATAAATACTCACATAATGGCAGCAAAATTTCAACAAGGCTTGTTTAAAATGAGTAATCCAACTAGGTACATTGGTAAACATATACCGAGGTATCGCAGTGGATGGGAATTAAAGTTTATGCGTTTTTGTGACACACATCCAAGTGTAGTTGCATGGGCTAGCGAAAGTCATCGTATACCTTATTTTAATCCTATTAAAAATAAACAAACACACTATGTACCAGATTTTTTTATTATATACGAAGATAAGCATAAAAAAAGACACGCAGAATTTATAGAAATTAAACCAGCAAGTCAGATGTTAGGAAATGCAAAAAGTACAGCACAAAAAGCACAAGCAATAGTAAATGAAGCTAAATGGCAAGCAGCAAAAACGTTTGCACAAAAACAAGGAGTAGGGTTTAGGGTATTAACTGAAAACGAGCTGTTTAATCACTCCCAAAGTCCAAAAAAGAAAAGATGAGCAAAAAAATTGAAGATATTTTTAACATGAGTCCAGCAAAAGAGGTTATTCAGCAACCTGTACAGGAAGAAGAAATTGGCTTAGACTTGGCAAAATTACAAGAAACGCTAGACACAGCAGACAAAATCGACCAAGCACTTCCAGCAGTACGTGACTTAGATGCACTAGACAAAGATATGGACAACTATGCCGAGCAAGCAATGAAAAGTTTTCAAGACTTGATGGATCTCGGCCAAAACGTAGAGGATCGGAATGCTGCGGGTATATTTGACGTAGCAAGTAAGATGATGACAAATGCTATTACTGCCAAAACAGCTAAGATGGATAAAAAACTAAAAATGATTGAAATGCAAATGCGTAAACGTAAACTTGATTTGGAAGAAAAGAAAGTTGAAATGCAGATTGCAAAAATGAACGAAAAAGATGATGATGACCCGATCGAAGGCGCTGCAGAAGTTTTTGATCGTTCTAGCATGATTAATGATATTATCAGAAAAATGAAAGAAAACGATAAATAACTACAAGACAGGAATAATAGTATGAAAAGTTTAAAGCAATATTTGGCAGAATCTGAAAAGACATACAACTTCAGACTACGTACTGTGGCTGCAATGTCAGATGAGCAATTAGACAAATTAGAGACGTATCTTGCAAGATACAATGTGGAGAGTGTTAGTTCTCCAAAAACAAGCATTATTCAAAAAAGTCCAGCTGGATTTGGCGATATTGGTCCAAGTGCAGTTACTACGATTGAAATTGTAACAAAATTACCAAGCACACCGAATGTGATGCAAGAAGAAATTGCAGCGGCGACAGGCATTCATATTGGAGCAATTCGTGTTTATAATCATGGTGAGTTTGTTGAAGAAACAGAAGAATTAGAAAAAAAAGAAGATGACGAAAAAGGCAAAAGCGTACTAGCAGATGCAAATTATAGCGAATCTGAAAAAGTAAATCACAGTGACAATTATGGTAATGAATTTGTTGCTAAGTTTGTTAAAAATTTGCCTAAGTCAAAATTATCAACAGAATATAAGGTAAAGTAACATGGATTTAAGAGACTTAATAGCATTAGCAGGTATTGTAAACCCGGAACTTCTTAATAGAATTGAGGCAACTGCTGAAGTTGAAGAAGCAGACGGTGCAGGTTTTGATAAAGCAACAACAAGACCGGAAGAAACAGTAATGGATGACCCAATGCAATCAATGGGTAGCGATGTGGATCTAAGTCTCCGCCGTTACTTAAAAGCAAAAGGCGATCACGTAACAGTTGACGAAAACGTATATCCTGATTACACGGTAGAAGATGTAAACGAAGCGTATGCAGCATTCAAAGAACGAGCACCGCATGATCGCCGTGGCAACATTTACGGCGGAAACGCAACTCGAGCAGCACAGGACTCGGCTAGATCAGGAACATTAGATCCAGAACAAAATGTGTTTTTGGACCCAACATTACTACCAAGAATGCCCTCGAAAATGTCTTCGCCAAAAATGCCGAAAAAAACTAACGAAGCAGATATTGACGAAAACGCATTTAACCAAGCAGCAGCAGCGGCAGCACGTGCAAACAAAGATAGTTTCGAATTTAACGGCAAAACATATAAAACAAAAATGGACAAGACAACAGCACACAAATTAGACGATGATGTAGAAATGTTACGTAAACTAGCAGGATTAGTATAATGGCAAACAGCGATAAAATTGACAGAACAATTATGCGCTCATTGGATATGGTAGAAAAGTTAGAAAAGCTTTTTGCCAACAACGGCACATTTGAACAAGCGGTAGCAGAAATTGGCGGAGATATTGGCTGGTTCGGCGATGTAAGAGAAAATTTAAAAACACTATACAGTAACATTGAAGAATTACACATGGGCGCAGTTAGCCATATGGATATGGAATCAGTCGACGAAGCTAAAATGCCAGATCATCCAGACATTGACGGCGATGGTGACACTGAAGAAGATATTACTAAAGCAGCAAAAGATAAAGAAGCGAACGAATCTTTAAATTATCTTAAAAAACTAGCAGGCATCACCGAGTCGGACGATGAAGAAGACGACGACGATGATGAAGAAGAAACAGATTCATAAAAGTTAAAATATACCTTAAAACAGGCTTTAAGGTTTACGATTGAAAGGCTGCATTTTAGAAAATGTGGTCTTTCTTTTTGATAAGTATTAGTATGTCAGTAGATACAAAACTAACCAAAACACCGTATAAACGAGAAAAGTACACAGTAGAGCAGATAACAGAACTTGCTAAGTGTACAATGGATCCCCAGTACTTTATTACAGAGTATGTTTGGATTCAACATCCTGTAAAAGGCAGATTAAAATTTGACTTGTTTGATTATCAGCGTGAACTGTTAGACGCATATCACAATCACAAGTATAGTATTGCACTTATTAGTCGTCAGATGGGCAAGTCAACTGCGGCTGCAGCATATTTGTTATGGTATGCAATGTTTGTGCCAGACCAAACAATTCTGATCGCAGCACACAAATACAGTGGCGCACAAGAAATCATGCAACGTATACGTTTTGCATATGAATTGTTACCAGACTTTATACGAGCAGGTGTCACAGCGTACAACAAAGGCTCGTTAGAATTTGACAACGGCAGTCGTATTATTGCTCAAGCAACCACAGAAAATACTGGTCGTGGTTTAAGTATTTCACTAGCATACTTGGACGAATTTGCATTCGTTCGCCCTAGTATTGCACGTGAATTCTGGACGTCACTTTCGCCCACACTTAGTACAGGTGGTAAATGTATTATTACAAGTACGCCAAACCAAGATGATGACCAATTTGCGCAAATTTGGCGTGAAGCAAATAAAACAATCGACGAATACGGAAACGAAAAAGAAACAGGTAAAAACGGATTCAAGGCATACAGTGCTGATTGGACAGCGCACCCCGACAGAGATCAAGCATGGGCAGATGAAGAACAAGGCAAAATTGGTGAAGAACGTTTCCGTCGTGAACACTTAAACGAATTCATTGCGTTTGATGAAACTCTTATTGATAGCTTAAAACTAGCAATGATGGAACACAAAGACGTTTACCGCAAGACTGCCCAAGTTCGTTGGTATAGACCTATACAAAAAGGCAAAATATATATTGCTGGACTTGACCCAAGCTTGGGCACTGGTGGCGATAATGCTGCAATACAGATATATGAACTTCCTGGTATGCGTCAAGTAGCAGAATGGATGCATAATAAAACACCAGTACAAGAACAAATACGTATTTTACGTGGAATGTTACAAGAAATTCACGAACAAGCACCGGACAGTGAAATATATTGGAGTGTTGAAAACAATACACTTGGTGAAGCAGCTCTTGTTGTTATTAATGAAGTAGGCGAAGAAAATATACCAGGTTCATTTATTACTGAATCACGAAAGTCTGGAAGTAATCGTGCGTACAGGCGTGGATTTACAACAACCAATAAGAGTAAATTAGCAGCATGTAGTAAATTTAAAAACTGGATAGAAACAGACAAAATGGAAATTTCAAGTAATGCACTATTACGTGAAATAAAAACATTTATTGCACGTGGTGCATCGTATGCTGCAAAAGAAGGTGAAACTGACGACTTAGTAATGGCGGCATTGTTAGTAGTTAGAATTGCTCAACAAATAGCACAATATGATGAAGATGCGTACCAAGAGCTAAAAGACAGTTTTAATGATGATGAAAACTTAGCACCTATGCCTTTTACGTTTCTAGTATAAATAGTATTATAACAAAGAAAGTTTTAAGAAATGTTGAGTTCAGAATATGTTGCAGAAAAGATTTTTAAGATACTCAAAGGCAACGGACACAATTTGAAATTATATACTGATGAGGGAGGTGACACCGTCGATCCTTCTGAAGCTAGACGTTTCTTTTTAAACGATACCGGTACAATGGTAAATTTAGACGAAACTGATAACCGTCGTGAAATTAAAGTAAGTCTTGGTCAGGGTGTTAATTATGCAGACCTAAAAGACACATTATATCAAATTAAAAATTTGGCTAATCGTAGTATTATTGAATATACATTAAAACAATATACAAAACAAATAGAACCAAAGGATTTCGATTATCAAGCACAAAAGGTAAGAGATATGAATACAGTAAACGAAGCAATTGGCGCAGCGTATGGTAGTAGTAAAAGTAGTTACCAAAAACTAGAAAGCGCAAGATTAGTAATTAAACACACCAAGCCAGTTAATGAAGAACAGCGTGGATCACGCAGTCGTAACATTAGTGCAATTTATATTGAAAATGCAGAAGGTGAACGTTACAGATTTCCAAGTAACAATTTGGCAGGTGGCCGAGCTATGCTTCGTCACGTTAAAGAAGGCGGTACTCCTTATGATGACTTTGGTCAACACATCATTGAACAGTGCAATGAATTAAAGAAACTTAAAGAGTTTAAACGTTATAGTGAAAAGAATGGATTAATCAACGAAGATACAGCAGACATTGTGGAAGCAGTGGTGGCTCGTATATCAAGTATTCGTGAAACACTTGATAAAATGAAAGGCAGCAGAAGTTATTCTGCAATGTTAGAAGCGTTTGGATCAAAAGACGAACAACTTGACGAGGACGATTTTAGCGATGTAAAAGATAAATTCACTGTACAATATTTTGATGAAAATGTAGAAGGTGCACTTCCGTATGTGCAAGCACTTGTTCGTGAAATGCAAGCCGTTCGTGAACATAACATCAAAGTACAGGAAACAATCAATAAATTAGTTAAGTGTGTTGAGTCGGCAGACAAAGTTTGGATTAAGCAAGGTACAGATATTGTTGGCGATCCAGACAATCCGATGAATCACACATTTGAGGATAGCTCAGCACGTGCACAATTGGGTGCGGTGATGGGCTATATTTCCAGCGTTCTCGACGAAAGCGAAGGAAATTTGTCAAACTTACTAGCAGAAGCAAGCAAATTGGTTGACAGCATCAATGATGATGCTATGCTAGGTAAATCAGCACGTGCGATCACGGCGCTGATGCCCAAGCTACAGCCAACCGTAGGTAAGACAGGGATACATGCTGAAAGTAACAAGTGGGAACAGCATTTTAATAAATTTTTCGAAAGTTACAAAATCGAAAAAATTTTTAGTTGACACGACACAGTAAGTATCATATATTAATGGCAATAAGTAAATTGCTATTTAGGCAAACTTAGGCAAACAAACATAGGCAAATATAGGAGAATAACTATGGCATCATTGGCAGAAATCAGAGCAAAACTACAACAACAAGAAAATCGTGGAGATAATAATCGTTCGAACGGAGCGATGGACAACGCAATCTTCCCATTTTGGAATATCCCAGAAAATTCAACCAGCGTAATTCGTTTCCTTCCTGACGGGGATACGACTAACACTTTCTTCTGGCGTGAGCGTCAGATGATCCGTATGGACTTTCAAGGAGTTGAAGGACAACCTGACAGTCGTAAAGTTACAGTGAATATTCCGTGTAATGAGATGTGGGGGCCAGTAGGCAGTTGCCCAGTGTTATCAGAGGTTCGCAACTGGTTTAAAGATCCAGCACTAGAAGAAATGGGTCGAAAGTACTGGAAAAAACGTTCGTATGTTTTCCAAGGGTTTGTTGTAGAATCTTCGCTTGATGAAGAAACACCAGAAAACCCAATTCGTCGTTTTGTAATTAACCCAAGCATCTTTAATATCATTAAAGGCGCACTGATGGATAGTGATTTTGAAGAACTCCCAACAGACTATGAAGCAGGTACAGACTTCCGTCTCACCAAAACTACAAAAGGACAATATGCAGATTATTCAACTTCAAGTTGGTCACGTCGTGAGCGTTCATTGAACAGCAATGAGCGTGAAGCAATTGAAAAATATGGTTTGTATAATCTTAACGATTATCTTCCAAAGCAGCCTAACGAAGAAGAACTCCGTGTAATTAGTGAAATGTTTGAAGCAAGCGTTGATGGCAAATTGTATGATCCAGAGCGCTGGGGTAACTTCTATCGCCCAGCTGGAGTACAAATCGACACTTCTAACAGTGCTCCAAATAATGCAGCGGCCAAGCCTGCAGCACAGAGCATCCCACAACCAGCACCTGCTCCAGCAGCGGCTCCTGTACAAGAAACTGTACATGATACTGGTTGGCAAGAGCCTGCACAGACTGTAGCACCAGCACCTGCTCCTGTAGCAGAAGGCGAAACAAAGCCTAGCGCACAAGACATTCTTGCAGCAATTCGCAATCGTAAGTAATTGCAGCGGGGCGGCATTTAGTCGCCCCATTCTTTCTTTCTAGGAGATAATTATGGCAAAGCCTTTTGACATTGCGAAATTTCGCAAGAGTATTACTAAGAGTGTGCCTGGTCTTAGTAGTGGATTTAGAGATCCAGATACATGGATTTCAACAGGAAATTATACACTTAATAAACTAATTAGTGGTCGTTTTAATGGCGGTATTCCGCTAGGTAAAGTAAGTGTATTCGCTGGAGAATCTGGCGCAGGTAAGAGTTTTATTTGTAGTGGAAATCTAGTGCGTGAAGCACAAAAACAAGGTATCTTTGTTGTTTTGGTAGATACTGAAAATGCGCTAGACGAAAAGTGGCTACAGGCTCTTGACGTAGATACTAGCGAAGACAAACTACTTAAACTAAACGTAGCAATGATTGATGATGTTGCTAAACTCATTAACGAGTTTATGAAAGATTACAAATCACAATATGCGGACAAAGATGATCATGATCGACCCAAAGTGTTGTTTGTAATTGACAGCTTGGGTATGATGTTAACGCCTACTGATGTTGACCAGTTTAGCAAAGGCGACCTCAAAGGCGACTTGGGTCGCAAGCCCAAGGCACTTACAGCACTTGTTCGTAATTGTGTAAACATGTTTGGTGATTACAATGTTGGACTAGTAGCAACCAACCACACATATGCGTCACAAGATATGTTTGACCCAGACGACAAGATTTCAGGCGGTCAAGGATTTATCTATGCTTCAAGCATTGTTGTTGCAATGCGCAAACTCAAGCTTAAAGAGGACGATGATGGTAATAAAACTTCAGAAGTTCATGGTATTCGTGCAGCCTGTAAAGTTATGAAAACACGCTATGCTAAACCCTTTGAAAGTGTACAAGTTAAGATTCCATATGAAACCGGTATGAGCCCATATAGTGGACTTGTAGACTTAGCAGAGGGCAAAAGTGTACTCAAAAAAAGCGGTAACCGTTTGGAATATATTGATAAGGAAACAGGCGAAGTAATTCTCAAATTCCGCAAGGCATGGGAATCAAACGAAGATGGTTGTTTAGATTTGATCATGAAACAGTGGGATGATCATGAAATTGATAATATAGTAGATGATATTGATGTTGACGAGCTAAATAGCGTAGAATTAACATCTGAGGAAACTACAATAAATGAAACTGAGTGAAGACATTATTGAACAATACATGAATCTTTGGATGGCACTTAAACCATATATACCATCAAAAGAAAAATACGAAGCTTGTCAAAAGTTTCTTATGACACTTAACGAAATCATTGACATTGAAGAATGTGCTGACGAACTTGAAGGGTATGATGGAACAGTTGACAAAGTTCTTCGTAATGATTATACTGAATACAGCAATCTTGATGATGATTATGACGAAGATGATAACTGGTAATGCATTGGTTTAATGAAATCCGCAAAGACATTTCTAATATTATCCCTGCAATTGACTATTACGAAAGACAGCTAGACGAAGCAAGAGTTGAATGTAGCCTTAAAGGCAATGTAGAAAAACATTCACGTGACATGCCTGGTATAGTTGAACATCGTTTTAATCAGTTGCAGGAAATAGAAGCAATTCTTGAATATCTAAATATTGAACTACGTAAAATTAAAACAGAAAAATACAAAAAGTTTCTCGAACACTACAACCGTGCTCTTAGTTCAAGAGATGCGGACAAATATGCTGAAGGCGAACAAGAAGTGGTTGACCAACAGCATATTTGTAATGAATTTGCTCTTATACGAAACAAGTACATGGGACTCATCAAAGCACTAGATACCAAGGCTTTCCAAATAAACAACATTGTAAAACTTCGTGCAGCCGGTCTAGAAGATATTTCACTTTAGGGGTTGACATCCAAGACGTCTTACACTATATTATAAATGTAGACAGCGAAACAGAGGACTTTCAAAATGGCTTATATGAATCAAGCACGTAAGGCAGAACTTGCTCCGGGCATCAAAGCAGTGCTTGCCAAGTATGGCATGAAG